CGGTGCTACTATGGTTGATATAACTATAGGTACGTATCGTTCGTATTGTAGATATAAAGGTTGGAAGACACCTTCAGTAAAAGATCTTCAAAATATGCCGTATAAAGTATGGAGAGATATTGTATATACTATGTACTGGAATAAATGGAAAGCTGATACCATATCAGATCAATCTGTAGCAAATATGGTTGTAGACTGGGTATGGCATTCTGGTGCTGCTACTATAAAGAAGGTACAGTCATTGTTGAATGTAACAGCTGACGGTATTGTTGGTCCTAAAACTATTACGGCATTGAATAGTGATAAAGATATTAAAAACAAAGTTTATTCAGCTCGTAAGTCGTATTTTGAATCTATTGTGAAGAATAATCCTTCACAGAAGAAATGGCTTAAAGGGTGGATGAATAGACTTAATTCAGTTTATAATTCATGAAAAGGAAAACAAATATTTCAGTACAAGACAATCACGGTATTAGGATTACCCCTAATTTGATTGTCGGGGAAAAATTTAACGGATATGTATCTGGAGATATACTTGATGCAAACTCTGTAGCTGATCTTGTTAAAGGTGGTGAAGGTGTAGATGTACGTGAAGTAAAATACAACGAGCTAGCATCTCTTAGGAATAACAATAAACTTGTTCCTGGTTGTAAATATCGTATAACAGACTATGTTACTACAACTACACAAGAGAATACTCAATCAGCAGGACATGCATTTGATATTATAGTACTTGCTACAGATACTAACGTACTTAATGAAAATGCATTAGCAACTAAGCATAATGGCGATACTTATTTTGCAAATAGCAATTTAGCTGCTTGGGAGTTGAAGTATTCGCTCGATAATGATACAGATAGATTTGCATGGGCTGACTCTACAAATGGTAAAGGTGTCATCTATTACATGAAGGATGAGTTCAACAATGAATGTCCTTATGATTTTAAGAATGTGTAGTACGTGTTTGTACAAGGATTTGAATATAGTCAATGGGGGCAAGATATATCTTTCAGCAGAAATACTTCGCTTGATGCAGAGGTTGACGGTGTAATGTATTATGGTTACACAGGAAACAATACACCACCGGCATGGTCAAGTGCAAATTGTTTTGTAACTGTAACAACATTGTCAACCACAATGACTTTGTATTCATCTGCAGGCGGTTCGATAATATCATACGGCGGTTCAATAACTTCAGCTGTTAATTCCTCTTTCACTACTTTCACCTTTGATGAGAACGGCAGCGAGGCTTCAATAAGTGGTGTCAGCAAGTCTGTTACTGAAAATAGTATTGCTTCTTATATAATAGGCAATAAGCAGACCCTTAATGTCATTTACTTCAGGAGCACCGATTTAACACTGTCAGCATATAATAACAGTTTCAAGGCAAACTGTCATAATATGAGTTTCGGTTATGGATGTTGTCGGAACACGTTTGGCATTCGTAACTATAACAACTCCTTTGGGAATAGCTGTTACTCCAACTCCTTTGGGAATAGCTGTTACTCCAACTCCTTTGGGAACTACTATAGCTACAATTCCTTTAGGGACTACTGTTATTCTAATACATTTGGGAACAGTTGTAGCTACAATTCCTTTGGAAGTGGTTGTAATAAAAACACGTTTGGGAACAGTTGTAGTTCTAATTCCATTGGTAACAGTTGTAGAGGCATTTCCTTTGGGGATGGCTCTATAGACAACTCCTTCGGGAACGAGTGTCAAAATAATACCTTGGGGCTTAATTTTAGGCATAACTCATTTGGGAATAACTGTATCAACAACTCCTTTGGGAGCGAGTGTTACGATAACACCTTTGGAAACGATTGTAATCAAAATACCTTTGAGAACAACTGTCAAAATAACACCATTGGAAACTCATGTTACAATAACTCCTTTGGAAACAATTGTACCGGAAACTCCTTTGGAAACAGCTGCAGCAGCATCAACTTCCAAAAGAACTTTACTTATTACTGCATTGTTGAGAATGGTAACCAATATATAGATATAACATCAACTGCAACAACAAGTAGTAGTAATTCGTTGCGTAACATTATCATTGCGCAAGGTGTAAATAACACATCAACAGTGAAGACCATTTCTCACAACACAGTTAAAGACGCATTTAAGACAACATATCAGTCAGCTGATTCACAAGTAATATCAGTATAATTATGAAACACATAGAAAATACAAGTATTTATAAAGCAGAAGAAGGATGTTTTATTGTTCGTAAGAGTGATAATTTCATAATGGGAGAAGATATAGATCTTGGTTCTGCAGATAGTATTGAGAACTACAAAGATGAACCTTATACAGAGGAGTCTTATAGAGAGTTTTACGAAAGTATTGGAATGGAAGTTCCTGATAAGTTTAAAGAATTAAGTTATGAAGATACAACTGAAGGATAATAATGACGATTTGATATTATAATAGATAGTTGTGATAAAGGTGTACCAATTGGAAATTATACATCATAGTACTTTAATAATTTTTACTTTAGTGGTATGGATCACTGGATAAAAGAACAAATGCATTTCAAATATTATTTTAGATACTGTGACGATATAGTAATATTTGGCAAAACAAGAACTACATTTATTATTTGAAAAAATAAAAACATTTACAAATAAATTAAATGTAAAAATAAAATCAAATTATAAAATATTTCCAAAAGAACTAGGAATTAACTTTCTTGGATATATAACAAGAGAAAAATATATTCGAATTCGTAAAACCACAAAAAATAATTTTATAAAAAAGGTTAAGAAAATGAATATAAAACGGTTAACGGAAAAAAATATAAATGTTCTCGGTTCATATTGGGGTATTTTTAAACATGCCGATTGTAGAAACTTGTGGCATAAATATATAAACAACAAGATATTTAATAAAAATAATTATGGAAAGTAACGATTTTGTTTCACCAGTTTTTTCTAAATGTATTCTAAGAAGTACTGGCGAAGAAGTAGAGATTATAGATTCTAGCATTGTTGAACGTGGCGCTAGAAATGAAGAAGATTGGGTCAGTTATATAGATTCAAATAACGTAGAACACATAAAAGAACATCTTAATATTCAATTTGATTTTAAACCAGTTGTAAGTGATACTTGGAGTAAAGTATTCGATTTTAATACTACCAAATTTCCTACAGAAAGAAATCGTAGGATATATGAAGTATCTAAAGAATTCGTGTTTAAGTTTAAATATGATATGAAAGATGCGATTAAAAATGCTACAGAATTTGTAGATGAAATTGGTGTTGAAACAGAATAACGTACTGTAATTATTAACATATGGTAGACTTCAATAAAAAGATATACAATACAAACAAGTTTTAAATTATGAGAAGCAGCTACATGGTACCGGTAAAGCTATCAAACGCCTCTTCTACAGACTGGGCTTTTACCGGAATTTATAAAATTACAAACACAACAAACGGAAAATGTTATATAGGCCAGGCAGTTGATATAAGATCTAGATTAATGTAGCATTCTAATAATAAACATTATAAAAAAGTAGTTTTGTATAAAGCAATAGATAAGTATGGTATAGATTCATTTGAAGCTAGGGTTTTGACTATAATAAATACATTTGGCAAAACGCAAGACGAAATAAAAAAAGAATTGAATACGTTAGAAGTTTTTTATATAGATTTATACAATTCTTATCTAGATGGATATAACATGACTTCTGGCGGAGATAGCGGAAGATTAGGGTTTAAACATACGAAAGATACAATAGAAAAGATACGCAAGGCTCACGAAAACTATAAACCAAAACGCGCGTATGATGTAAGCAAAAAAGTTTATGGTTATGACTTACTTACAAAAACTATAATAGAATCTGAATCTATTGCAGAGGCCTCTCATAAAAGCGGAGCAGATTATAGAAGTATCGGACAAATATGTAACAATAAAGACTATAAACACGGCGGTAGATTTATTTGCGCAAAAAGGTGGTTGTTTTCTTTCGATAAGGACGATTTAATTGACCGTGTATATTGGTTCTTCTCAGATGAAAGAATAGAATTTAAAAAACACTCAAAAGGCAGAAAACATGGTTGATTTTAATAAAAAAATTTATTCTACTGATAAATTTCGACAGAGTGCTATTTTCTTCCAAGAACACGGCTGTTATACGCTTGCTCCCAGGGGAACTACCGATTATATTCAATTTTGGGAGCAAGAAACAGATAGGTGTTTAAATGGATATGTAGCTCCAGATGGTGATGCTATTACAGGTTATCACTACTTCTATTTAAATTATAGTCCTATTATGAAAATAGAGGAAGTAGAGTATACGGACAGATATGGCGATAAAAGAACTAGACGTGAACGTATATTAGAATTCCCAGATTTCTGGATAGTAGACTATTATTATTTTAATGCTATAGAAGAAGCTGAAAATGTAGGAAAGCACATGGCTGTACTTAAAGCTAGACAGAAAGGTTTCTCTTTTAAAGGTGCAAGTATGCTTGTAAGAAATTACGAACTTATACCTGGTTCTAAGAACTTTGCTGTAGCATCTGAATAGAAATTCTTAATAGGTGACGGACTACTTACTAAAGCTTGGTAGATAATGGACTTTGTTGATAAACATACAGAATGGTCTAAACAACGTCTTACATCTACTCGTATGGAAAGAGTATCCGGATTTAAGATAACTGACGAATTTGGTAAACAGACTGAACAAGGTTATTTATCTAGTATTACTGGTATAACACTAAAAAATGACCCAGAACGTATTCGTGGTACTCGTGGTAAATTAGTATTATGGGAGGAAGGAGGTAAGTTTCCAAACTTACTTACAGCTTGGCGTATAGAACAACCTGCTGTAGAAACAGATGACGGTGTAGCATTCGGAACAATGATAGCATTTGGTACCGGTGGTACTGAAGGTGGACAATTCGATGGACTAAAAGACTTATTTTATAAGCCAGAAGCATATAATGTATTAAGTTTCCCTAATATATGGGATGACGGACAAGAGAATACGAGATGTGGATTCTTTGTACCAGCTTATGAAAACATGGATGGATTTGATGATGATGGAAATAAGAAGTTCATGGATAAAGATGGTAATAGTCTTAGAGAGAAAGCTATAGAAGAATTAATAAATCAAAGAAATAAAATCAAAGAAGGTGGCGCCACTCAACAATCCATAGATAGATTTATATCAGAGCGTCCGATGAAACCACAAGAAGCTGTATTAGAGCTAGGTAAGAATATATTTCCTAGGAAACTCTTAATGGATTAGCTTACTAGAATCAGGACTAACTAGAAACTTCAAAACATGAAGCATATAGTTGATTTAAGTTGGGATGGGAACGGTAAAGTTATAGCCACAGAAAAGAAATCAGGAGACATAACAACATACCATTTAAAGAAAGATGACAAACCAGAAGGATCAATAGTTATATGGGAATATCCTATCCCAGACGCGCCATTTGGATTATACATTGGAGGCTGCGACCCGTTAACAGACCAGCGGGTCTAAAATCGAGCAAAAACGGTGAAAGTCTAGAACAGATAACACCGTGCTAATCTTTCAGATTACGAAAGGCTGAAAGACAGTGTAACGCGTAGGAGGTGAATAAATATAATCCTCCCAAGAGTGCTCGACACCGTAAGGTGATGATGTACGCTGAACTACATGGGGACATGTAGAAGTAGAGATAAAAAGCTCTACGATAACAAAATTGATGATCATGATGAGTCATTCACTAACTCCTTAGGATCGACATTTATTTTTAAGAGAGTTAGAGCTGGTGAAGCGTGGAACGACGTAATAGTTGCAGAATACTCAGGAAGACCTAGTACAGCTGAAGAATATTATGAAAATGTAAGAAAGTTATTAATATTCTATAATGCTAGATTGTTATTTGAGAATGAACGCAAGGGTATATATCCATATTTTACAAACAAACACTGCGATTACTTATTAGCAGATTAGCCTGATAAAGTAATCTCGGAAATATTTAAAGACAGCAAAGTATCAAGAAGAAAAGGCTGTCATATGACAAAAGCGATTAGAGCTTATGGTGAAGGTTTAATCTTAGAATGGTTAATGGAAGAGTATGAACCTGGTCACCTTAATATAGAGAGAATATACAGCGAACCTTTAATAGAAGAGCTTATTGAGAACGATGGTATAAAAAACGTAGACCGTCTAATAGCTTTATGTATGGTTATGATATATAGAGAAGAACTATACCAGGTTAAAGTTAGCGCCGCAAAAGAATAGAATAAATAGGTTGAACTCTTCGAACTGCCGTTGTTTAGTGATAAATTTTATGATGCTGGAGAACGTGCAGACGATGGTATACCGTTATTTAGCTTTTAACAATGATTAGAGTAGAAGATAATTTATATAACGCAACATTTCCGCAACAGAAGTTACCGCTTTCAAAGAAGAATGAAAAGTGGCAGCATGATTGCGTAAACTATATAATTGGAGAAGGAAATGTACCTTCTGGCGGAATGGATAAAACACGTTTCGGAGAAATACAAACCTATTATAACTTATATAATAGCATCTTCGACGAAAAAGATTTTAAGCGCATCACAAATCCATTTAAAGTAGAAGATGGATTTCCAGCTACTCCGTAGGATTTTAATATAATACGTCCAAAGATAGACTTGCTTATTGGTGAAGAAACAAAACGACCAATGAACTTCACAGTAGTTAGAACTTCACAAGAAGCTGCTTCAGAGCTAATGGAATAGGAAAAACAGCTATTAATGCAATATGTGATGGCAGCTATAACAGGACGTATGAGTGAAGAAGAAGCTCAACAATTCCAACAGTAGCTTTAGAATGGTGAGATAATGCCACCAGAAGCTATAGCAAAGTATATGCAGAAAGATTATAAAGATGTAATTGAAAACACTGCATATCATACTATTGTATATTTAAAGGAAAAACTCGGACTCGATCATGAATTCTTAAAAGGTTGGAAAGATGGACTTATAGCAGGTATTGAAGTATACTATGTTGGTGTACTAAACGCAGAACCTTATATGGAGCGCGTAAATCCTATATATTTTTCATATGATAGAAGTCCAGACCTCGAATTCATAGAAGACGGTTCGTGGTGTTGCAGAAAGATGAGAATGTCTGTAGCAGAAGCGTATGATAGATATTTCGATAAACTTAAGGAAAAAGATTTAGATAAGCTTAACGAAATGCTTACTGGACGACCTGCTACTGATTATGGCGATAAAAGTATCGTTGACGATTTTGGCGGTGGTATACAAATGCATATATACGATAATCCAATATTGGATCAGAAAAATAGATATTCAATAGACGTATGGCATTGTTGCTGGAAATCGTTTAAGAAGATATATTATGTAACATATTTAGATGAATCTGGTAATCCACAAATAGAGATTGAAGATGAAACTTACAAAAAAACCGGTTTGGAAATTTCTGTTGAACCTGATTGGATAGTTGAAGTATGGGAAGGGTATCGTGCTGGTTCTGATTTATACTTTGGCATTCAGCCTGTTGAATATCAGCACGTCTCAATTGATAACCCTAATTCTCAAAAACTTCCATACTGCGGATGCATTTATTCTAATACCAATAGTCACCCTAGGTCCTTGGTTAGCATCCTTAAACCTCTTCAGTATATGTACATCGTACTTTGGTATAGACTTGAATTAGCAATAGCTAGAGACAAAGGTAAAGTAATTACTGTAGATATTACTCAGATTCCAAAGTCTATGGGTATTACTCCGGAACGATGGTTACATTATCTTAGTAGTGTTGGTGTAAATTTCATCAACCCTTATGAAGAAGGTGTTCCTGGTCGTGAAGGTGGCCATGCCGGTACATATAATCAGTTTGGTCAAGCAGACTTAACAATGGGTAATGTCATTGCTGAATATATTCAGTTGATGGATAAGATTGAACAGCTTGCTGGAACTATTTCTGGTATTACAGAACAACGTATGGGTGCTATTAGTACTCATGAGCTTGTAGGTAATGTAGAACGTTCTGTTGTACAATCTTCACACATTACAGAACCTTTGTTCTGGATACATAATCAATGTAAGAGACATGTACTGAATATGTTGTTAAATACTGCAAAAGGTGCGTGGGAACAGACAGGTAAAAACAAGCTTAATTATATTTTCGATAATGGTGAACGTGCATATCTAAACATAGCAGATAAGTTCTATTACGAAGACATGGATGTGTTTGTAAGCGATACGTCTAAAGACTTAGAGAATATACAGAAATTACAACAACTTATACAACCTGCTATGCAGAATGGCGCTAGTCTTCTTGAAGCAGCTGAAATTCTTACTAATGACAACTTTAATATCATTAAGCAGAAACTTCAAGAGATGCAAGAACGTCAACAGCAACAAATGCAACAGCAACAAGAAGCTGAACAACAGCAAGCAGTTCAACTCCAGCAAATGCAGAATGAACAGCGTGAGCAAGAGCTTATGCTTGAGGAAGCTAAGATGGATCTTGAGCGCTATAAGATTGATGCTGATAATCAGACTAAGATTGCTGTAGCTGAGATTTCTACTTATCGTGGTACCGAAGAGAAGGATATCAACAACAACAGTGTGCCTGATCCAGAAGAAATGTACAAGGTGGCTATGGAGCAACAAAAGATTCGTTCTGGTGAGTTCGTTAAAGATCGTGAGATGAAATATAAGAAGAACATCGAAGATAAGAAGATTGAACTTGAGAAGGAACGTATGAAGCATGAGATGGAGCTTCAGAAGCAAAAGGATGAATCTGCGCTAGAAAGAGAAAAAGTAAAAGCTCGCGCAGCAATTAGAAACAAAACGGTTGGTGAAAAATGAACAAGGATAGAATCTGTAAAATAATAAATGGAGAGGAATATTATTTTTGCAATAAGTGCAAAAAATGGAGGCCTAAGAGCAAGTTTAGTATAGATAGAAGTTCTTTGCACGGAAACCGTGGAGGATTGTGCACTGAGTGTAAGGATTGTTAGAGGAAAAGATATTACAAAGAGCGTCAAAAACTTTTTGAAGACGACAATTGGGCATTTCGATACAAGCTTTAGCAAGCGTTAAAAGGAACTAGACGTAGAAGCAAAGAAAAGAATATTTACAACGATCTTACGCTAGATTACATCATGTATCTTTGGGAAAAACAAAATGGTAAATGCGCTTTGACAGGAATTCAAATGACTTATAAATTCTACGAAGGCCGTGTTAATACAAACGTGTCGATCGATAGGATCGATTCTACCAAAGGTTATTCTAAAGATAATGTACAATTAGTATGCATGGCCGCAAATCAAATGAAAAACGATCTGTCGATGGAAGAATTTGTTTAGATGTGCGAATGTGTTCTTGCTATGGAACGTGAATAGCTTAAAGCTAAAGTTGCTAGACAGAATAAAGTCGCAGGAGAGAAATAATTATGACAAGAAGTGAGGAACAAGAGCTCTTAGAGCTTACAAGACAAAACAATGAGCTTCTAAGAGCTATACTTCACTTTGTATAGCATGATGAAGCCAATGATTTTATAACAAACGTGATAGCTAACTTAGTAGGTAATAGAATAGATCCTTAGAATTATGCGAAAAGATCCTAAAGAATTTAGAGAACGTTTCTAGCGATGGAAGGCCGGTGAGTAGGTATATAAAGATGGATTGCCTGCGTATGAAGAAGGTAAAGAAGAAGAGTAGAAACCTTCAGATAAAAGAGCTAGGGCGATATACAATGCTATAGATCCGAGAGGAAATGTTCCATCTAATTACTTAGATGCGGTAAAAAAAGAAATCGATGTAAGACGCAAGATGTATTTTGGAGATCCTGATGAAATGGAATACAAAGTTGGACCTAGTACTGCTGAAAAGGTATCAGATGCTGCTTGGAGAAAACGATTAGGATATGGCTACGATAAAAAGTTATTAATACCAAATAAGGACAAAAGTGTAAGACTTCCGAAAGAAATAGAATATGAAATTCCAACTGATACCACAATGCTTAAAAATAGAATAGCAGCAACTGAAAAGTTGATGGAATATAGTAGGAAGTATAAATACAACAAATATATACAAACTGCTAGAGATGTCGATAAACAAGCATTGGAGGCGTTGCGTGAAACTTATAAAACAGGAAAGCCTGTTACAATAAACGAACACTCTTTTAATTCTAGACGATGGGTAGATAGTGGAAACATAACTCCTACAATGTCTCCATTAAACGTATTGGGTAACTTTACAATATGGTATGATAAAATTAATAATCGTATGAATTATAAGGATGTTTATGATTTCAATTAGTATGATTGGGCAATACCTGGAAATCCATATGACATTCGGGGATATATAGATTTAAACGAAAATAAATAATATGAACAAGTATATAATACATACCGCTATTAAATGTAGCGACGGTAAAGTACACAGACTCAGTTACGATCTTATAAAATAGACTGAAGGTAGTGTGCGAGAATTTGGAATAGTGTTTACAGAAATTGAAAGAAGATTTCCTGACACAAACTTTTGTATAGAACAATATCCTGAAAATTTAGAAATATCGCCCGACGATGAAACATTTCCTTGGGATTCCGAAAACATGATTACTATACACGGAAGTAGAGATGATATATTTCCACAAACACAATATATACAGACAATGAAGTCTGAATAAAATAAACTTTAATTAAAACTATATTGCAATATGGCAAAAAAGAAGAATACCAT